ATTTGCTAGATATACAGTCTCTTATATGAGATAATTGTTACACTTATTCTTTATGGGGGACCCCGTGGTCTTTTCACCGCGAGGAACTCCCGTGAAATAAGAGTGTTTTCAAGCGTGTATCTTACTGTCGATCAAGGTAGAGGAATCTTATTCCAACACCTACATTGACGCATGCAGATCACTTCGAGCCTAGGCTCTACCGGATTATTCTCTTATCTTATAAAGAAATAATCGGATCCCTGATGGGTTTCCACACCCAAAAGGTAGATCAAAGATGATTACTATTTTCCAGCTGACCCCAAATCAAAAGATTCAGATGCAAAGATTCTACTGAGGGACCCTCTCTTCAGAGGGAGACATATAACTTAATATTATATGCGTTATTCGATAACCTTTATCAAAGGTCTAATAAATCGAAATTTCTCATCTACAGTCTTTGCACCATTCGGAACTAGCGTATTTTTATAGAATCTATAGCAATTCACTTTCTAAGAAAGGGATGTCAATAATGACCATCCTTTGTCTCAAATTGTAAACCACTAATAGATTTTATAGGAGCAGATTTTGGTTTCACAACCAATTTCGGTTTAGCGTTAGGATCTGCCAACCTTTTCACTTCAAATCTATTGACTCAAAGTGATCAGGCTTTAGATTTCAGTTCTATAATAAAACTAAAATCCCGCATTTCCTTAACCCTAGCCATACGCATCCCTTCCGAAGGGACCGTCGCCAAAATATGAGTTAAATATATGTCCTTAGGAGAAAGAGAATTAGGATCATCTAACCAGTCATCGGGATCAGTTACAACACCTTGGATTAAATCTTCGGTATTGTAATGACCCGCATTTGACGGATAGTATAATCCTAATCATTCTTTCGCTAATTTCATATAATCTTCTCTTCGACCTCAAACCAAATGACTCCATAATGGAGAGTCTACGAACAACTCAAAAACGAGTTTTTCGATAGATTCAACCATAACAACCAAATCAGAACGAGGCAACACCGCAAGGTGTCGTTCTCCTGATTTAGTTGAACGCCCTCTCGGAACTCAATCAAGGGAATAAGGTAACATGATCTCATCGAATCAACGGTGAGCCATTAACCTTAGACCAATATGCTCTTCATTCGTGGGGACCCGAAGATGGGTAACCAACAAATGAGAAGTCAATTGAGAACTAAGAAGGCTAGGGTCAAGATGACGCAACTGTTTCAATCGAGATTCCAATTTGGATCTATGGCTCACCAGGATAGAACGTCCTAGGTAAGCCAGGTAATGATGAAGGCCTCTAAAGTAATAGCGTAAATGAACGCTCATTACCTCATGAGACTCCAAAAATCACCTTTTAAGATTCCAATGCGGATGTCAAGATCAAACAGTATTTCCTGCAGATAACGGACCATAACCAAGTAAACGGAGATAGTTTGTTAGAGAGCACTTCGTTTTAGAAACAATTTCTAAAACAGAAGCTCAACTACTATACAAACTACTAAATTCCTTTAAGGAAACTCCAGAATACAAACCTTCTGGTCCGATGAGGCGCTTAGCAAACTCAGCAAAGCCGATAGGGCTGACCAAACTCTTCGAGAGGTTAACCCCAACGGCCAACTGATTCATCAACCTCAAATATTCAGATGCAACTCTCTTATCGAGAATGACTACGTCATCCCCTAAGACGAGATAAAGGTTAAACCACTTTACGTGGTTAAACACTTTATAAGCTGCATACTGAACAATGAAATGATGTGTTAGCGCCAACATAGCTCATGAACTGAGAGCCCCCATAGGTTGACCACAAGCATACCTAACCGAAGAAGGTAAGGTAAAACCTTCTCGAGGTGGTACCGAGTAATCTCGGTTCACCAATAGATTTGCTCAGTGATCCCCTAAATTAGGAGTTACAAAGTTCAAAAGCTTAATCTGCAGAATTAGTGGTAAACGATCCGTAGCCGCTGATAGATCAAAGGAAAAGGCCAGTGGGTGCTTCTTCATCAAAAATGAAAGATGCACCACTGCCTTATCCTGATCAAAAGTGGCATCGGTACCGTACTTATTCCCGATATAACGCAACAGATCGAAAAGCCAAACATGAAGGGGATTTAATACCCATTGTGTAAGACAATCGACCATTGCGAATATCCGGATCTTTCCCGGTTCATCCTTGTAAGCCAATCTCCCTCCACAGGTATCCTTAGATCAAAAGGAATATCTGTTATTGGGAAGAAATCTCAACCCATTAACTAACCTATCTAGTGTATTCCAGATAGAAGTTAAACGAGAAGAGGGCGAAGCCTGTAAGAAAAATCATCTTACAGACTCCCATAATTGAGCGTTTCCGCTCAAAAATATTACAGAGGTTAAGAACCCAGAAAGAGAATTACCACTAGTTCATCTTTTCACTATCTTTTTACTCTTCTTATCTAATTTGTCAGAAATCAAATTAGACGAGAAAGCACCTTTCGCTGATAAAACGAAGGGTTTTCAAAAGAAAGTGAATGGTTGATAGTCTAGTAAAGAGAAGAAAATGGGAATAAACGAAATAAAACCCTTATCGATTTTTCCTAATCAAGGATCAGTGATAGTAGAAAGCTTCACTTTTCCAGGATAGGGAAAGACCCTATAAAGGTTACAAATCGTTAATACCCACTTAATAACTCATAATTCCCTAGAGGCTATTCCTCTTCGCATATACGTAGGTAAAATACGTGGTAGACCTGAACCAGTGACAGAGACCCTTAGATCATATACATTAGAGTGTAATATGATAGAAGAGTCCCTAGCCACAAACTTCATTATATATAAAGAAGTATATTTCATGTATCTACACATGTAAGACACCCCGTTCTTACGCGAAAGAAGAAAGAAGCGCTTCAAGAGAACAATAGTAGATCTTATCATCTCTGATCTCAATCCTCCCGTAGTAACTCGGACCACCGATAAAAGTGGTCAGAGTACATTGGGGACTCTTTTTACGGAGTCATGCCAAGCAAATGATCTCTTAATATATAAGAGCTTATGACGCAGTAAATTAATTAATTTATTTGTGTTTGTAGCTTTTATAGTTAATAAATCATAGATTGCTTCTTCGGTTTCCAGATCTCTCTGGGCCGCAGGCAGATTGATGAATCAGGAGCTAAGTCTCCTTGGGGTTGCACAACGGCAAGGTCTTACGACCCTCCTTTGTGTGCCCCACTCTTGATAACTGAACAATTCAGCCTTCATCGCAGAATTCCGTTCAGGGTGCTAGCCTTTAGGAACTCCTCGGTTTGCGACTACCGAGATGACAGACCTCTTATATCAGATACCAAGAGCATCTGCTCTTGGGGCCCAATTAAGGGTGGGAACGAGACTTCGTTCCGGGTTTACCATTTAG